ACCGATTGACCATTTGGACGCATTTGCTGAAAGTATGTTCTTATTGTTAGGTGGAACAGGTGTTGGATATTCAGTTCAAAAACATCACGTAGAAAAACTACCTGAAATTAGAAAACCTAACACAAATAGAACAAGAAGATTTTTGGTTGGTGATTCAATCGAAGGTTGGGCTGACGCAATCAAAGTGTTAATGAAATCTTACTTTGGTGAAAATTTGTCAACACCTGAATTTGATTTTTCAGACATTAGACCAAAAGGTGCCCAACTTGTAACATCAGGTGGTAAAGCACCAGGACCACAACCTTTGAAAGATTGTCTTCACAAATTAAAAGGTATGTTGGACGCAAAGGAAGATGGTCAAAAACTTTCACCAATTGAAGTTCACGACATGGTTTGTCACATCGCTGACGCAGTTCTTGCCGGAGGAATCCGAAGGGCGGCTCTTATTTCCTTATTCAGTGCTGATGACCAAGAAATGATTTCTTGTAAGTCAGGTACATGGTGGGAAACAAATCCACAAAGAGGAAGAGCAAACAATTCAGCGGCTTTAGTTAGACACAAAATTACAAAAGAATTTTTTATGGATTTGTGGAAACGTGTTGAAGCATCAGGAGCTGGTGAACCTGGTATCTACTTTACAAACGACAAAGATTGGGGAACTAATCCATGTTGTGAAATTGCTTTGAGACCAAACCAATTCTGTAACTTATGTGAGGTAAATGTTTCTGACATTGAATCACAAGAAGATTTGAATAACCGTGTTAAAGCGGCGGCATTTATCGGAACACTTCAAGCAGGATACACAGATTTCCATTACTTAAGAGATGTATGGAAACGTACAACTGAAAAAGAGGCATTGATTGGTGTATCTATGACAGGTATCGGTTCAGGTGTTGTATTGGGTTATAACATGAAAGAGGCGGCTAAACTTGTTAAAGAAGAAAACGCAAGAGTTGCTGAGTTGATTGGTATTAACAAATCAGCTCGTACAACTACTGTAAAACCAGCAGGAACCACATCTTTGACATTGGGAACATCTTCAGGTATCCACGCATGGCACAACGACTATTATGTTCGTAGAGTTCGTGTAGGTAAGAACGAAGCTATTTACCAACACTTGGCGATGTATCACCCTGAGTTGGTTGAAGATGAGTATTTCCGTCCACACGACACGGCGGTTATTTCAGTTCCACAAAAAGCTCCAATTGGCGCAATTTTAAGAACTGAATCCCCATTCCAATTGTTGGACCGTGTTAAGAAAATCACACAAGAATGGGTTAGACCTGGTCACAGAACTGGTTCAAACACACACAACGTATCTGCGACAATCAGTTTAAAAAATGAAGATTGGGAATTGGCGGGTGAGTGGATGTGGGAAAACCGTGACTTCTATAATGGTTTGTCAGTTTTACCTCATGATGGGGGTAGTTATATCCAGGCACCTTTTACTGATTGTACCAAAGAAGAATACGAAAGATTATTTTCTAAATTACAGTCAATTGATTTAACAAAAGTTGTTGAACTAACAGACGAAACTGATTTGAGTGGTGAGTTGGCATGTGCTGGTGGAGCTTGTGAAATTAAATAATCAAAATAAAACTATGAATAATTCGGAAGGGGGAGGTCAAAAACTTCTCCCTTCTGATTTTTATATTGAAAATGGTAAATATGTTTTTACAAAAGAATTTCATTTAAAACGAGGTTCTTGTTGTGGAAATCAATGCCGACACTGTCCTTTCCAACCAGCTCACAAAAAAGGGAACACGAATATATTTATAGACAATGGCTAATGGTATTACATACGGTATTAATTTTCCTTTTACTAATTCAATAAAAGGTGATTATCTTACTTTGTCGCAAAATCCCGACCAAGAAATAAGAAGTAATTTAATCCATTTACTTTTAACTAGAAAAGGTAGTCGATATTACTTACCAGACTTTGGAACAAAACTTTATGAATTTATATTTGAACCATTGGATGGTATAACATTTGAAGCTATTAAAGACGATATTCGTGATAATGTTAGTAAATATATTCCAAACATATTGATTAATGACATTATCATAAAACCATACACTGAATATGACTCTGAAGGTACTTTAAATGTTGAAAACTTGGGTGGTGGTGTTTACCGTGTTGCAGGAAGAGGAACTGAAGAATACACAGCAAAATTAAGAATTGATTATACCATTAGTGATAATGCGTTTCAATCAAGAGATTTTATAATTATAAATATTTAATGTAAATGGCAGAAAGAAGAATATCATATACCGTTAGAGATTTCGCGGCTATCAGACAAGAACTGATTGATTACACAAGAGAGTTTTATCCTGACGTGGTTAGTAATTTTAACGATGCGTCAATATTTTCATTGTTTTTAGATTTAAACGCAGCGGTTACTGATAATTTACATTATCACATTGATAGAAGTATTCAAGAAACTGTTTTAGAATTTGCACAACAAAGAAGTTCATTATATAACATTGCTAGAACATATGGTTTAAAGTTACCTGGTAACAGACCATCAATCGCTGTTTGTGATATTACGATTACGGTTCCTGTTCTTGGTGACAAACCAAATGCAGATTACATGGGTGTTTTAAAATCTGGTTCACAATTCATAGGTGCGGGACAAACGTTTGAAAATTCAAACGACATTGATTTTTCATCACAGTATAGTTCAAGTGGGCAATTGAATCAAAAGGTAATACCCAATTTAGACCAAAATAATAGAACAATAAGTTATAATATAACAAAGAGGGAAGTTTTGGTTAATGGTATTACAAAGGTATTTAAAAAAGTTATAAATCCTTCAGATGCGGTACCATTTTTAAGTATTTTTTTACCAGAAAGAAACGTATTAAATGTAACATCAATAATTCAAAAAGACGGAATTACATATAATAACATACCACCCGATTCAGATTTTATATCAATAAATGGTAAATGGTATGAAGTTTCAGCTTTGGCCGATGATATGGTTTTTATTCCCGACCCTACAAAACCGACAGATAAGGCGGGTATAAAGGTTGGTAATTACATTACAACTGATAATAGGTTTATGACGGAATACACACCTGAAGGTTTTATTAAGTTAACTTTTGGTGGTGGTAATACATCAGCTAATGACCAATTAAAATTATTTGCACAAACTGGTGTTAATTTAAGATTGAACGATTATCAAAACAATCTTGCTTTGGGATACATTCCAAAATCAAACACAACATTATTCATACAATATAGAGTTGGTGGTGGATTGGAAAGCAATGTTGGTGTTAACACAATCACAACCGTTGGTACTGTTGATTTGGTGGTTAATGGTAATTCACCTGAAATAACAAATTCGGTTGTTAGTTCAATACAATGTACAAACGTAACAGCGGCAATTGGTGGAGCAAATCCTCCAAGTATTGAAGAAGTAAGAAACTTCACAACATTTAATTTCTCATCACAAAACAGAGCGGTAACAATCAATGATTATTATTCTATCATACAAAAAATGCCGGGACAATTTGGAGTACCAGCTAAAGTTAGTATTTTGGAAGATAATAACAAGATTAAAGTTTTAATTTTATCACAAGACCAAAATGGTAAAATGACACAAAGTGTTCCTCAAACTCTTAAAGATAATATTGCAACATATTTGTCAAACTATAGAATGATGAACGATTACATTAGTGTTGACACAGCTAAAGTTATTGATTTGGCATTTGAAATATTTGTTTCGTTAAATAAATCATCAAGTCAAAATTCAATTATTGCCGATATCATCGATAAGGTTAATGTATATATGGACCCACAAAATAGAAATTTAGGACAAGACGTTCTTATTTCTGAAATTAGAAGGGTGGTACAAGGTATTGAAGGAGTCATCAACGTATCTGATATAAAAGTATTCAACAGGGTTGGTGGAAAATATTCAAGTTCACAAACATCACAAATTTATTCGGATAACAACACAAAACAAATTAAATTAATTGACGAAACAATTAATTCAACACCATCTGAATTTTATCAAATTAGATACCCTGACACTGATATTGGAATACGTGTTAAAAAATAATATTCACAAGGTTCAGCATTAGATTACTTTTGAAAATATGATATTAACTATTTATCAAAAAGTAGCAACATGCCCAAAAGTTATAGAATAAGAACTAGCGTTGGCGGTCAACAACAGGTTGACCAATCAATTAAAGTAAAAATTGACCAAGATTTTGATTTTTTAGATATTCTTTCTTTAAAGATTACACAATCTGATGTATATGCTAGATTCTGTGCCGACTATGGTATTATTGTTGGTCGTGTAATTGCGAACGGTGGTTACGGTATTCCAAACGCAAGAGTTTCGGTATTTGTACCAATTGATAATATTGACGTTTCGGACCCTGTAATATCAACATTATATCCCTATAAGACATTATCGGGTAAGAATGAAGATGGGTATAGATATAACTTATTACCATACAGTCCATCATACGATGGACACGTACCAACAGGTACATTCCCAACTCGTGATGATGTGTTAACTCGAAAAGAGGTATTACAAATATACGAAAAATATTATAAATTTACGGTAAGAACAAATGACTCTGGTGACTTTATGATTACAGGGGTTCCTTTGGGAAATCAACAAATTGTTTGTGATATTGATTTATCGGATATGGGTTGTTTTTCTTTAAGACCAACTGATTTAATTAGAATGGGTAGGGCGACTGAAAAACAATTTGATGGAAATCAATTTAAAAGTTCTAACGACTTGGCAAGTTTACCACAAATTTTAAACATTAATAAAACAATAAATGTTTCATCTTTTTGGGGTGAAAATGATATATGTGATG